CTATAATTATGAGCAAACCAGCACAAAATATTGATCTATGGAAACAAGTAAACTCTACACTTGAAAATATTGAGGAGGAGTTAAGAGAAGCACGTTTTCATAATGATACAGAATCAATTGAGTATTTCTTGAAAGAGAAACGAGATACTCACGCACTACTTACACAACTTGAAACAAAAGGAGAAACAGCATGACACCAAAAACAAAACAAGGACGTTTAGAAAAGAGAGACGAAAAAATAAGCAAACTTATTGATGAAGGCTGGGAATATAACAAAGTAGAAGATTGCGGTTTAATCGTATTAACTCAAATATTTAACAATAGAATTGTGGCGCTTGGTTTTAAGGGATCTTCTCTTAAACCTTGGTTTCACTATCGTTTTGCAAGTGTAGAAAAGAGAATAAAATTCGTGCAAGATAGAATTGATTTCTTTCGAAAAGATTTTGTAAGCAAATCGAGAAAGAGCCCGGACGCAAGCGAGCATTATATGGAAGGTGATGTCCTTTATGACTCTTGGGGATATGATCAAACTAATATTGATTGGTATCAAATAACCAAGGTAAAGGGAAAATCTATCTGGCTGCGTAAGATTGCAGAAAATTCAAGTGATGCTGGAAATTGTTCTTCTGGATATACTCAACCCCGTAGATATGAATTTATAGGTGGCGAGTTTAGAAAGACAGTGCAAGCAGGCGGTCATGTTTGCTCACCTTTACGGGGTGGCCTGTATAAATGGGATGGAAAGCCAAAATATTGCAGTTCTTACCATTGAGAAACAAGGATATGAAAATAACAAAAGAACGAGCAAAAGAACTCCGTTGGCTTGGTGCTGTTTGGCCTAACCAGGAACGCTGCAAGAATATCAAACGAGAAAGCGAGGAGGAAAGAAAGCGAGTGAAAGAAATATGGGATAAGAATCCTTCCGGCTTTTCTTCTTATTACTCCACACTTTGCGATATTGAGCAAGGGAGGGTTGAAGGATGAAAATAGCAGCACATAAACAAGCACCTAAGCTTACAAGCTTTGAGGTCTTTGCATACAAGCAAATCAAAGGCCAGCGTGCCTGTATAAAGGTTCTGGAAGTGGAAGCGAGAACTGCGCAGGATGCAGGCAAGACCGGGCAAACATTTAGCAAGATGATGAGCTATGAATATTCACATGTAAGGGAGGTAAGGTAATGAGCAAACAAGACAACAATGACCTGTTACCCAAGCTCGCACTTGGCTTGGCGCTCTTCATAGCGATGAAGTTTGTGCCGAAATTGCTTGCCTGGTGGACAAAGAGAAACAAGAAAGGTGAAGCATGAAACTACTAGATAGAATTTTGAATGAGTCTACAGAGCAAGGTGCAGACTTAGATATATTCATCAAGAAAGCAAAGCATGACCCTGCTATAGAGGAATGGAACGAGAAAGGAGTAAATCAGTGGCAAATTATTTTTCGCTGGAATGATGTACCAAATCCAAACTTTGGATATAGTTATTACATTGATACCTTAATGGATGAATATTGGCATAAAAACTCCGGCCTTGTACTTGATGCCAACACCTACGAATACAAATCAATGAGTGATGAATCAATGAAGCGAGTAAGATCATTTATTCAAGAATTTGTAGATGCAAACAACTTGCCATTAGAAAAGGAGAAAGAAACAGCATGAATGCATTCCCATGGGACAACCCAGGCAAAGATGATCTTGAACAGTTGCAAGCTCTTCTCAAGGAAACAGGCAGAGAAGTTACCTTGCAGGAATTGCAAGAGATGCAGCGTAAAGTAATACGAGAAACTGCTGGCTTACCAAATGATGAAGAAATTGAATACTCCTCAGATCCTCAAGAAGGGGTCTAGAAATCGTTTTCTTTTCCATACTCGTACTTTTCTGTATCAATCACGAAACGCACGATTAGATGCCTTCTTGGGCTTCAAATGGCATCATTTGTAACATCATGTAGTCTAATCTGAGCCTAAAATGGTTTCTTGTCATGCAATCTTGTTTCTACACGTGTCGAGAAACGCCCGGTTGGCTTGGTAAAAGTAAGCTTGGTTGCGCGCACTTCACCATTCCTATTCTTAGCAACATTGCAAATAATATCATCAGTTGTGGGATCTACTTCTTTTTCTCGATGCATGAGAAGCACGCAATCTGCATCTTGCTCTATTGAACCTGACTCACGCAAGTCTGAGAGCATGGGATTGCGGTTAGCACTTTCTAAGGCTCTGTTGAGTTGAGAAAGGGCAAGCACAGGAACTTCATACTCCATTGCAATTGCTTTCAAGGAACGAGAAATGTGGCTAACCTCTTGCACTCGTGTGTCATGCCCAGGTGAGGAGAGTAGCTGCAAGTAATCGATTACGATTAAACCAAGCTCTCCTTCAAGTCTTTGCTTGGCAACAAACGCAGAGATACTTTGCATGGTGGCTTGGTTATCATCCTTGAATGTAATAGGCCAACCTTGCATTGCTTGCACTTGTGTCTCTAGCTTTTGCTTATGACCTGCATTGAGAAATCCCTTGCCTGTTGGTTTACGTACACCACTAGCATTGGAAAGTAATCTGCCAGCACATTCAGATGATGACATTTCTAAGCTTGCATAGCTTGCACGCAGGCCACGCTTTGCAGTCTCGTAGGTCATCTGTATTGCTAATGCACTCTTTCCTACTCCTGGGCGTGCTGCAAGGACATACAAGCTACCTTTCTTGAATCCACCTCCAAGAATAGCATCTAACTTTTCCAATCCTGTTGGGATTGCTTGTGTACCACCTGCATCCACTTCAAGAAATTCTGCAAATGCTTCTTTACTTGCTGCACCACAACTTACCACGCCTTTACGTTGACTGAGTGACTTTGCAATGGTGTTTACAAATGTCTGACTTATCTCTTCTGCTGGTTTACTTGCTTTTAAATCATCGTTTGCTTGCCATAAGGCACGCTCAACGGATCTCGTGTTACGATGGTTTATTAAATATTCAATGTATCTTTCTATGCCACCACCACCATACTTCTCGCTCAAAAAGATTACTTCTTGTTTTAGCTCTGGATGTTCTATGATTAAATCAATCTCATTGGCAGGTGCTAACCGTAAGCACGTTTCAAAGATCGTGGAACGATCCATGCAAGAGAAGTCATCCTTGGTTAATGCTTCACCTGCTTGTGCAGTGGCCACTCCACTTTCATCATGCAGCATGGATGAGAGAACTGCTTGCTCTGCTAATTCAACATCAATCATCCGGGTGCTTGGTAGTTACATCAAAATTTAAGCCATGAGTTGAAACAGAATTATTTACCACGTTATCATACCCTCCATCATTCAACCATGAGTTTGGATGTTTTGCATAATTTCCTTTCTCGTGAAAATGTTGATTGTATTTATCTGCAACTGTCTTCGGATCAAGCTGTGAAAGATCATCCCAATTTAATCTGATAGTCTTGACAACTCGTCTTGCAAATTGTTGGTTTTTACATACTTCCCAGAATGCTTGAAACCATGCATGAGTTTCCTCTTTTTTTGCATCCTTATTTTTTGTCTCTGTATTATTTTTCATTATATCTTTAGATATAATAATATTATCTACACACGTGTGCGCGCGAGGATTGTAATACGGGGGTATTACATTGGCATTTTGAATGGTCGGTGCAATGAACTGTGAAATCGCTGCTTTCACGACCTCAGATTTCCTCATTCCTGTAAGCTCACAAAACAACATTAATCGTGCGTTTGCGGACTCGTTTAATCGGAATGATGTTGTGTAACTTTTTCCTTCTTCTTGTTCTTCTTCTGACATATTTTTATGCTCCTACTAATGCTATAATCCATGCAAATATCATCCATATCCAGGTGATAACTGCTGCTATAAATATTGCTGTTATTATTATTTTATTCATGATTTTATTAAGTGTATTCATATGTAACTTATTGTAGTTAGTTTATCGTTTAATGATACTGCTGGCATAGTTTTTTATGCGTTGCACGGGTATCAAGTACGCTTTCTTTGGATAGGAATCTCCTTTGCCTGTGAATTGACGCAGGGGTGGATTTGTTTCCACGATTAGATCCTTTAATTGCTTTGGGGTTATAAATATAAACTCAGTCTTGGTATCAAATATCCACCAATCTGCGGTGGTTGCCATTAATCCGGATCGCTTTCCATACATCTCCACTTCCACCACGAGATTGCCGGAATAATGAGCCTTCCAATCCTGCTTTACCTCGTATCCTTGCTTCGTATTGGCTAAGAAGAAATCAAAGCCAGAGAACTTGCCTGGTATAGGTATGGGCTTATGCCCCTTGGATCGGAAGAACTCAATTAATTCGGCCTCACGCAGCTTGCCAACAGATAGGCTGGTGTCAAACGCTTGCATAAACTCTAGAGGGATAGTGCTTACCTAAATACATTCCAAATTGCTCTGGGCATGTTACTC